TTAATCTACTGATAATCAAAGATGCTTATCTGTGCAAATCTGTGTAATCTGTGGTGAATACCAGTTTCGACACACCCTCGGATATTGGAGATTACCTTATGGAGACAAGTGGAAAGTGGACACTGGCATGTCTGCTATTGTAATTTAAACATTACGGGAACTGTGAATTTACAACGGACCGGTTTGCCTCGTTGCTCACCGGGTTTCCATTTGGGCATGGTGGAAATCACACGGATAGCTTCTTTGTCCAGATAGGGATCTACGCCTCTTACTACTTTTACATCTACGATGCTGCCGTCTTTGTTGACAACGAATTGTACTATTACGCGCCCCTGGGTTCCGGTCTCTTGTGCAATAGTCGGGTATTTTATACTCTTACCCAGATATTGCATCAGACTCATGCCATTATAAGAAAACTCGGGATTCTTCTCTACAACTTCAAAAATCTCATCCTCTACCGGAATCTCTTCATCTACGGTTGGAGATATGGGTTTGATGATTACAGCTTCACCGATTTCTTCGGAAGAGGCAATGGCTGTTTCTTTCACATTGTCATTATCATCCACAATTGTCAATACCTCGGCAATTGCAGGAGCTTGAGGGGGTGGTGGAGCTACTAATTCGGGTTGCTCCGTGATAGGAATTTCAATTTCCTGCTCAAATACGTTCTCGGTAATAGCACCGCTCATGTCAATCCTAACATCACGCTTCGACCATTCAAATGCAACGAACATGAAGACCAGCACAATTACATAACCTACAAGTAGCCAACTTGACTTCTTGTTTTCCAGGCTTGCTTTGGATGTTTTCTTGATTTCCATAATTTACAAGATTATTACCGTATAATGGTTGTCGCGAAACTAACATTATACAGATGTGATTAGTAAAATCATAAAACATGCGTGCCCACTTGTTTCTGTATTAAAGATAAGAAAATGAATGTTATGTTGGTGTTTGATATGTAGTTATATATAGTTTTTTAAATTTGCTTTGATAATTTTTCTGCTTGTGGATTAAATAGTGTTGATATGTAAAAAGCACTTCCAACGTTCGCTTACGGAGGAAGTGCTTCACACAAAAACTAAACTAGACTTATTGTATTGAAAATATAGCTATAATCTGTGTATCACTTCTTTATAGGCTGGTTTAAATCTGATGTCGACAATAAATAGGAAAAATCAGCTCATGTTTTGTTGTATAACGTTACTTTTCTCAATGTTCTCTAGAACCTCGTCGATGAAAAGCGAACGATAGTGCGGACATTCCAGTACACCCTTTTCTTTCGCTTCCCGGTATACCTTGGAGAACAGTTTTGCTTTCTCCTTGTCGGTGGTCGGCAACTTATCTATGGGAGTGGCAAGGAACCGACACCCCCAGCCTTTGCAGGTAGGGGTGAGGGAACAATGGTTTGGAGTTTTCCACTGACATGAGCATTCGGTAATTATTTGATTCATATTTGCTATAATCGAATTGACATCAATCTTTGTGCTCATACATGTCTATTGTCTTGAAGAAATCATCCTCGTAATTATAGATGTCATCTAGGGTTTCAATAACATGTTTCACATCTTTCTTGTTTTCATCAATAGTGGCTACATACTTAGTGGCTGTATTGAAATACATACGACAAATAGGTTTGCGATTGTTGTCATCAAGCAGAATACTGAAATAAGTCTGTGCATCACGATATACTATGCGGGATATATCTACTTTCTTTCTACAGATAGCTTTTACAATTCTGTATGCATCTAACTCTTCTTCTGTAGTGACAATCTTGGATTCTGTATTTACTTCTTCTGTAGTCTCTTCTGATGTGTTTCCACTGTTTTTTGTTTGGCTTTCCTCTATTTTGGAATCACTAACTGTCAAAGCTCCTTTCAAACGGTCATTAATAATATCGTTGATATGTGAAGAGATAGCGCGTTTGACTAAAGGTGTGAATTGGTCTATTATATTTTGAAGCATTCTACCTTCATAAACTTTGGTAGCAAACATTTTCACAAAATCAGTGCTAGGCGAGGAGAATTCTTCTTGGATAATAGCCTTTAATTCTCCCATGTACTTTAATTCGCTGGCTGAGTTCAGAATATTGTCCACATCAAAGTATGATTTATGGAATTTTTTCAGTTCCTCGATTTGATTATCCCTTAAATCCGTAATATCCACTTCCAAAAAAGGCTTATCATCCATTATATTGGGTTCTTTCAAATCTGTATAGAAGCGGTAGATAATTCCATTGGTCAAAAGTCCGAACTTAGCTTTTGATACGTTGAAATAGCGTAGTAGTTGGTTATCATGTAGGTTTAAATCTTGCTTCCAATGCTTACATTCAATCAGCAATATAGGCTGGTCGTCCTTCATGATGGCATAATCAATCTTTTCTCCTTTCTTGGTCCCAATATCGCAGGTCATTTCTGGCAATACTTCCAAAGGATTGAACACATCATATCCCAGAGCATTAATAAAGGGCATGATGAAAGCATTTTTAGTAGCTTCTTCTGTCTGAATGTTATCTTTCAGCTTTTCAATTCTATCAGCAAGCTGTTTAATAGTGTCTTTAAAATCCATAGTATTTTACTTTTTAGATTGATATTATAGTCTCATATTGCGTTCAACAACCTTAATCACGTTGTATATCTCCACTACATCATCAAGGTTAACGGTGTAGTCATTGAATAACTCATTGAGCGAGTGGCAGGTGATATTACCTTTATCATCTTGGGCCGTGATTTGCTTGATGGATATGCCGTTTGTACGGTGTACAATAACGAAGTACCAGTCGTTAATATGAAGTTTGGGAAGCCAAAGGTCACGTCTTACTTCCCTTGCTAAAACCTTGTCACCATCGCAGATGGCAAGCCTGCTGTTGTCATCCATACTGTCACCTTCTGCTTCAAATATGCGGTATTTTCCGTGATAGGTCTTATCTACGATTACCGGCATTGTGGGCAAGGTGTCTATATATTCGGTATCTCCATATCCGGCGAGATAACCACATTGTGCTTTGATGTGTATAACGGGCACGTTCATGTAGCTTAAATCGTCAACTGGGCGGGCGTTGGAGTGGTACGTCTGTGATGGAGCATCGGTAAGCATATTTCCTTCACCGGTTAGTAGCCATTCTAAATTGTATGCAGGGAATGCACTAACTATCTTTTCACATGTTGCACGTGAAGGTGTACGATGCTCGTTAATAATGCGAGTGATAGTTACATTATTAGATATACCAATAGCTTTACTGAATGAATTCTTATTCAAGCCTTCTTTTTCAATAATAAGTTCAACTCTTTTCCAAGCTTCCATATTTGAATATACTAACAGTTAGTTAAATGTTGTAAATAAACTAACTTTTAGTTGGTAAAAGTTTTGTATTTATACTAACTGTTAGTATCTTTGCAACATCAACGTCAACAACGACTACAAAATAATGAAAAATAGTTGAGTTGGCAAAATTAAAGTAATACCTAAAAAGGAGTAGTTCTTTGATTTATTGATGTTGCAAATTTAAAAAGGGGTAGTATTTCTACCACCCTTTCAGTTCTTAACCTCTATGGGTTCGTTCTGACGGCTGTCTATTTGAAAGGATGCAATAATTACAGACTTGCAAGCCACTTCTTGCCTGATTTGGTGAATGTCCATAGGTAAATACCGCCTACTATTGCTACTCCTACTGCGAAAACGAATATTAATACTTCCATACTATTTTAATATTTTGTTTGCCAGCAATGCCGACAATACGGTTAATACTATTCCAAACATAGCAACGAGCCACATTGTTGCGTTTTGGGTGTCAGAGAACAAAGGTAGTGTAATTCCTATGACCAACCCAGCGAAAGAAAGTTTGGATAAGTCGAAGAAATATCCTGCGAGTTTGTCTCGTCTAGTCTTATCTTTTTCTTTCCGTTCTTGCTTTACTGCTTGTTGTTCGCTCCAGTTCCCCATAGTTATTTCTTTGAAAGGTTCTCGATGGTACGTTGCTGGCTCTCTATGACGGAGAACAGGCGTTCGTTGGTGATGGGGGTTGGTACTTCTGATTGTCTTGGTAATGAAATTCCAATCAATTCTGATAGGTCTATATTCGTTGCCTTAGATATAATCATCACCTCTTCTACGCTACGCTTCATTAAGTCGTCATATCGTGGCATATTGTTGGGGTGAATACCTAAGGCATCGGATACAACTTTATAGGCTATTCCCTTTTCTTTCAGCAATTCTCTTAAGGTCATACAATCATATTATATTTTATTAACTAATAAATGTATCATAATTGATTGTTATAATCAAAAATGATAGTATATTTGCAACGTCAACAACGACAACAGCAGCAAAGATGCGAAGTTTGAGTGAGATAACCAAAAAAACAACATACCTAAAAAGGAGTAAGACAATGAAAAAGTACGATTTACACAAGATTATGAAAGCGGCTCACGAGATATACAGAAAGTATTTCAAGCTATACCAGCTTACTCACGGTGTACAGACTTTCGGTGATTGCTTGAAACTCGCTTGGGCTAACGAAAAGAAACGTGTTGCTGATGAAGAAGCGAGAAAGGCTGAGAAAGAAGTAATGAAAGCAGCTTTGGTACGACCGGAAAGAAGAAGTTCTTATGATTACTGCAACGCTCCAGCTTCAGCTTACTACAATCAGAACAGCAAAGGAGCCTTCGGTTCCCGTTACGTAGGCGATTAAGATAATTATTCGCAGAAAAGGCAGCTACATATACCATGCAGAACAGCTGTACGCTTAACATGAATACTTGCGCAAGTGGCGTGCAAAGCCTTGCATGGGCGAATTGAAAGATTCTCCGTCCGGTCATTGAGCCTACCCTTTGATGGGAGACGGAGAACGAGATGGATGATTGCCCTAAGCAATCCGTTCCAGAAAGCGATACTGGCGCTTACCCTCAATTCCAGCATAGAGGACGCGAGAGATACCCGGAGTAGCAAGAATTTGCGATGATGTCTGAATGGAAGTTCAGAACGAGCGAAAGATTTGCAACGGTGCGAAATAGGAAGCCGACATGCCCCGAACGGTCATGCAGTGAAGTACAGTAGCTGATAACTCCGGTGAGAAGAGCAGAGAGAGCTTATCGGGGCACGAATATTAATCGAAAATAGAGAGAATATGAATGAAATAATAGATTACATTAAGGACTCACCAATCGAGTATGCGATTGATGCCTTGTCTGTGAATTATGTGATACAGACTATTGTTCAAATGGTACTGTTCCCCTTTGTGCTATACTTTTGTTGGAGGGTTTTTAAAAAGATACTTCGTAACATGAAATAATTAACAGAAACTCCTTACAATAGTATATGTAACCAATACGATGATAAACAGCAGGAATGAGACATACGAACATCCTTCACAGAATACGAAGATTTTTCTCAATGGAGTAATAATAACGTGTGTGTGGAATAAATGAGGTGTTTTGATGTATTATGCTTATCACAAAGGGTGGAGGAATTACCTTAATACTAAACTCATAAGGAGACACCCTGAGATGTTTCAATTGGTTTCTACAGCTTATACCCTAATTACAGAGGTGAAGACAGAAAATGGTGAAGATGCGTTTCTTCTGAATGAACTATAGAGAGGGGAGTAAATAATTTAATAAACGTGAGTAAAAACGAACTTATGAAAGCAATTATAGAAAAGCAAGTGACAATACTTCCTGCAAATAGCGGGTTTGTCAGTAAGAGTGATACCGGGAGAGAACCTTGCATAGTAATTATCAAGTTATTCTCAATCCCGATATACAGAAAAGAAGTAATTATACCCAAATGAGTTTTAGTAACTCGGAATATGGAAATTGGGTTTTGACACTCTTCAAGGCTCCTTCAAGGAAGTAGATTTCACACCCACCTCCTTTTAGAGGACATACACTCTGAATTGCATCAAGATTGATGATGCAATTTTCCCCGTTAACAGGGATTTCAATGAATTTACTCATACTTACTTAATTTTAAATGTGGCAATGCAAAGTTAAGTAAATCTCCCGAATAAAGCGTGATGCCGCCAATCAGATTGGCTCGGGAGAGCTCAAATACTAATCATTAAAATTTTATAGCGATGAAAAAGCGAATAATCACAGAAAACTACACTCCGGCTTTGAGAGATATGGAGGTAGGGGAAGTTCTAACTTTTCCGGTTAAGGCGTATAATTCCATAAAGGGGACAATTATCCCCCGATTGAGATTGGAGTTCTGCGTTGAGGATGCTGACTGGAAAGTAGGGGAGGTTGACAAGAGGAAAGGTATTTTTGATGTGGAAAGGGTCGCATGATGATTTCCCTTTCTCCTACGGAACTGCTTGTCGCGAATGAGTACTGCAAGGGGCTTGCCGACAAGGAGGTGGCGGGCAATCTGAATAAATCGGTTTGGACTGTCAAGACCCAGAAAAGAACGATATACCGGAAGTTGGGTATTTCCAAAGATACGGAACTGCTTCTGTATATGATTTGCGATAGGCTTAAGCGTGATTTTGATTTGAAGGAATTACGCAGGCACGGGCTTGAATTCCTATTCTCCATTCTATTCTTATTGATGCAGGTCACTTGCAATGATATTGATTTACGGAGAATGAGAATACCATCACGGGTACGGACAGCTATGCGATATATAAGGACTGGCCGAAAGAATAATAACGACTTTATTTTTTAACGGTATGATATACGAAGTGAATGGTGATTTACGCAGTTCCATGTTGATTGACGGGACAGCGGAGGCGAGATTGGCAGACATCCTCACTATTATGGATTCTCGCACTTTTCCAAAGAGAGAATCTGAAAAAATAGTAGGAGGTCCGGGCAGGTTAAGAGTGTTGGTAAATACTCAAAGAGTGAGAGTTGAGTATAAATCTAATGGGAGAAGCTATTACAATGCTTCGGATGTGTTGAGCTTTGCAAAAGTAAGAAAGGGAAAGATCAATGAAAAGAAGAATCATTATAAACGTGCTACTGCTTAACGTATTGGCACTACCATGTTTATTGATGTTTAATGATGTAGACTCGGTAACGGGAGACTGGAATTATGGTATAAACCTTTTTGGCCTTGTGTATTCGTATTGGTTTTATCACAATGTCTTGAAAAAGGTGTTCAAGATATAGACCTCAGCGGAGGAAGTGTTTCACACATAATTAGATTGATTTAGAATTAGACATGGGAGTTGTCTCTACTCGTGAGAGCAGGGACAGACACGGGCAATTAGCTCAGCTTGGTAGAGCGGTACATGTAGTTAGTATTGGTAATTTGTCATGGTATTGTTTAAAGGTTTCATGTACAGGTCGCGGCGTTCAAATCCCGCATTGTCCACAAGCTTTTTATTGTTTAATCTATAATTCCGTTGTAAAGGACAACGTGAGGTGAGAGTCCTCATTTAAGTTTTTATTTTGCTTTTGTTTTAAGTGACTATCCCGGTGTGGCTTGACCGCCCATCCGGGAGCAACTTTGTTGACCTGCTTGCCTGGTCTGTGAAGATGGGGTGGGTGAACATGGGCGTTCGGTGTAATGGCTAACACACCTCATTCGAGGAGACTGGCGGTTCGAGCCCGTCAACGTCCACAACCCAAGAGAGGGCTATTTAGTAGTTTTGTCGTGTTTTATTTTTTGTTTGTGTTTCAAGGTGAACGGTTTGTGAAAATAGTTCACCTATTCTGGGAACGTAGCTCAGTGGATAGAGCACCGTGTGTGGTGGAAGGTTGAGAGTTCGATTCTCTCAAGTAGATTCTTAGCTTAATGGGAGAGCACCACAAGCGGCGGTCGGTGGTTCGAATCCATCCGTTTCTACAAGCCTTTATGAGAGAAAATCCGCTTTTAGTCCGAGAGTAGGGCGAAGATAGCGCAGGGAATCATCCGCGCGGCATCGGTTAGCCGTTGACTCTATCTGAAAGGTAATGCGAAATCGGATAGGATTAGGAGTATTTGTCGTTTGCGCCCCGGAGAATACGCTTCGGGGCTTTCCTTTGGCTATTTTTTTATTAACCACTTTAATATTTTCTATTATGGGACTTATCAAAAGACCTAACGAGCTGACCGTTAAGACTACCTTGTCAGCACTGATTTACGGCCAACCTGGCATGGGAAAAACAACTCTTGCATTATCGGCTCCCAATCCGGTATTGTTCGATTATGACGGCGGTATTCACCGTGTCAATGCCGCCCATCGTGTACCGACCGTTCAGATTACAAGCTGGGACGAGACGAACCAGGTACTTTCGTCCGAAGAAATCAAGGAGTTTTCCACTATTGTGATTGATACTGCCGGAAAGATGCTTTCTTTCATGGATAAGGCGATTATGGCAGCGAATCCGAAGATGAAGAAAGTGGATGGTACCCTTTCCCTGCAGGGTTATGGAGTACGTAAGAACATGTTCATCAACTTCGTTAATCAAGTCACACTCATGGGCAAGTCTGTTATCTTCGTGGCTCATGAACGGGAGGAGAAAGTAGGCGACGAAAAACAGATACGTCCGGAGATTGGCGGTTCGTCCGCAGGTGACTTGATTAAGGAACTGGATTTGGTTGGTTACATGGAAGCTATCGGTAAGGACAGAACGATTTCTTTTGACCCCTGCGAGAAGTTCTACGGGAAGAATACTTGTAATCTTCCTTCACGTATCAAAATTCCCGTAATCATTGATGAGTCTGGTACCGTAACGGGTGAGAATGATTTCATGACGAAAATCATCAGTACTTATAAGGAGTATCAGACGAAGCAGACGGAACTATCTTCCGAATATGATGCGGTTCTTGATGCTATCCGTGACGCAGTGGAACAAGTGACTGATACACAATCTGCCAATTCTGTTCGGGAAGCTTTAGATACCATGACGCATATCTTTGACAGCAAGGTACGGGCAGGCATGATGCTCAATGAGAAGTGCAAGAGACTTGGCTTGAAGTTTAACAAACTCAGCAAAAGGTATGAACCAGCAGCCTAAATACAGATTCTACCCGTCACTGCTCGATAAATTCGAGCAATATTTGCGGGCTGATGAGCAGGTAGAGAGCTTCTGGAATGTCGATAATGAAACGGGAGAATACAAGAAAAGTCCGGAAGAAATTGAAGCGGAGCTGAAGCAAAGCTTACTTGATGCGATAAACCGTGTCCCGTTTGAGAGTGAGGCAGCTGATAAAGGAACGGCCTTTAATGCTGTTATAGACTGCTATATCCACAAGAAAAAGCATATACCAAGCGAACGGGAGCCATACACCATTATCGGTGATGGAGAAACGAATACCATTCAGGTATATTTTCCTGCTACTGATATCGCGCCAGAGCGTAATTTCTTATTTGACCGTAGCTGGTGTATAGAGCAGTCGAAGTATTTCTCCGGTGCATTGTCCCAAGTCTTTGTGTCCGCAGTCATTCCCACTCGTTATGGTGATGTGGAGCTTTATGGGTATATAGATGAGCTCGTTCGTGATACCGTATATGATATCAAGACAACATCTAAGTATGATTTTGGCAAGTATGAACACGGCTGGCAGCGCCATGTATATCCTTACTGTCTGATTGCTTCCGGTCAGATGGAAAGCGTGAAAGCATTTGAGTACACTGCCTATCAGATGAAGGGCGGTACCAGCCGGACGCCACTAATTAGCGGAACGCAATACCCGGAATACTACACTTATAACCATGAACAGACGATTAAGCTGCTTACGGCACACTGCGAGCATTTCATAGAGTTTTTGGAAGCAAACCGAGACATTATTTCTGATAAAAAAATCTTTGGATTAGAGTAATGGCACAAGAAGCAATTCTGGAAAAGGTCAACGGCGAGGTACACATAAGCAAGTCTTTTGACTTCATGTGTTCCCAGCTTCGTAATGGTCGGTATCGTGTAAAAATCGAAAGGTTCACAGAGCCAAGGACGCTGTCACAGAATGCGCTTATGTGGTTGTGGTTTACTTGTATTGAGCAGGAGACCGGGACGGACAAGCAGGATGTACACGATTACTATTGTAACCGCTTTCTCAGAAGGACTTTGTATTTCAGAGGAAAAGAAATGGTCATTGCCGGAAGCACATCGAAACTCAATACAGTGCAGATGACTGACTTTCTAAATAAGGTTCAGGCCGATGCTGCTGCCGAACTGGGAATAACGCTCCCTCTTCCGGCTGACCGTTACTATAACGAATTTATCAACGAATATAAAGACAGGAGGTAGAAATGAATATCACCAAAGCAAAAATCACGAAAGACAACACGCTTGTTGCCTCTTTCAAGAACGAGAATGAGGACAATGTAACCATTGAGGGAAAGAATCTTATCCATAAGGATTTGCGTGCAGCGTTTAACGAATTGATTCCTCACCTTGCTTTCCTCTGTGAGCAGAAAGAAGCTGATGGAAAGGACTCCATAGATGAACTGCCGGAAGAAATCTTCTCTACATTCGAGGTCACGGGCTACACAGTTAGCGGTTCGGATGACAATGAAGGTGTGGTATTGGTTGGAAAACGTTTTCTTAAAAGTAAGAAGGTGCTTAACCTTATAGCTCCGTTTACCATGTTCAACAATGAGAACGAGGAATATAAGCATGCATTCGAACTGCAGCAGGCAATTGAGGCATGTAATTATGAGGTGGAACAGTATCTTACCGCTAAGAAATGGGCGGTAGTCCAGCAGGAACTTCCGTTCGATGGGGATATTCCTACGGACATTGCAGCCGACCCGGTGGGAGATGCTGCATTTGAAGAGGAAGCGAATGAGTTCCTTAAACAAGTGGTGGAACAGAGTGGCACTACTCTGACGATTGACGGGAAGAAAGTGAAGCCGAGAAACAAAAGTAAAAAAGTGAAGATTAAAGAGCCGGCAGCTTGATATGGCAGCACCTTTTTGTATCACCAAATATCCGGACGGCTTCAAACTGAAATTCATGTATCATCCGATGTTGGTTAAATGCGTGAACAATATTCCGTCAGTCAAGGCTAACGCAAAGAAAGCATATCTTTTCAATGAAAAGGCGTGGTGGGTTGACTTGGCTGATGAATGGTATGTTGATACAATGGCGAAATGGGCGGTACAGCAGGGATTCTGCGGTTCCGTACAACGGTCGGAGCAAAGAAAGGTCGATATGAGTTTTGACATTACTCCGATGCCGCAGCTGACCGTTCCCCACGGATTGCTACTTGAACCGTACGATTACCAGAAGGAGGGCATAGCCTATGCTCTGGCCCATAAACGGTGTATCTTCGGTGACCAGCCGGGACTCGGTAAGACCTTGCAGGCAATAGGCACGGTGACGATTGCAAAATCCTATCCGTGCCTTGTTGTATGTCCGGCAGCACTTAAAATAAATTGGCAGCGTGAGTTCAAGAAATTTGCTGGAAAGCAGGCGCTAATCCTTGATGATAAGAACAAAAATACTTGGCAGCGCTTCATTGAAACCAAGTGTTGTGACATCTTCATCACTAACTACGAGAGCTTGAAAAAGTTCTTTGTATTGGATGTGAAGAATGATACGCGGTTTACGCTGAAATCAATCACCTTTGACCCACGTATAACCCTTTTCAAGTCTGTAATCATTGACGAGTCGCATAAGTGCAAGTCTACCAAGACCCAGCAGAGCAAGTTTGTTGAGGGCATTTGTAAAGGCAAGGATTTCATTCTTGAACTGACGGGAACACCGGTAGTGAATGACAATACTGACCTTATACAGCAACTCAAGATAATGGGACGGTTGGAGGATTTCGGAGGGTATAAGACATTCACCGAACGTTTCTGTAATGGGCCGAAGAAAGCCTCCAATCTGAAAGAACTGAACTGGCGCCTTTGGAATACCTGCTTCTTCCGGCGTGAAAAAGCTAAAGTGTTGACACAGCTTCCAGACAAGACACGTCAGTATATTGAGATGGATATCACTACGCGGTTGGAGTATGAGAAAGCGGAAAACGACCTCATACAATATCTGCGTGTCTACAAGAATGCGGATGATGAGAAGATAGCCAAGTCCATGAGGGGCGAGGTAATGGTTCGTATGGGCATTCTGAAAGCCATTTCTGCGCGTGGAAAAATCAAGGCGGCTGCCGAATTCATACATGACGTGATAGACGGTGGGGAAAAGCTGATTGTCTTTGCCTACCTGAAAGAAGTGGTAATGGAGCTGAAGAATATGTTTCCGAAAGCAGTGACTGTTACCGGCGAGGATAATGCTGCCCAGAAGCAGATGGCTGTGGATGCTTTCCAGAACAATCCGGATTGTACGTTGATTATCCTTAACTACAAATCGGGCGGTACCGGGCTCACCTTGACTGCTTCCAGCCGTGTAGCCTTCATCGAGTTCCCATGGACTTTTTCTGACTGTGAGCAGGCGGAAGATAGGGCACACCGTAATGGGCAGAAGAATAACGTCAACTGTTACTATTTCCTTGGCAGGAATACCATTGATGAATACATGTATGGTGTTATCCAACGGAAGAAAGGCATAGCTAACGGTGTCACCGGAACGGACGATGTGGTTAAGGAGAATGTGGTAGATATGGCTATGGACTTATTCAAAGGTAAATTATGAGAAAAAGACAGACTACACCGCAATCGGAAAGTCAGATACAGCATAGCTGTCTGACTTGGTTCCGGATTCAATACCCGTCTTTGAGTCTTATGTTGTTCGCCGTTCCCAACGGTGGAAAGCGTGATGCCAGGACTGGAGCACAAATGAAGTACGAGGGAAGTGTAAGGGGTGTTTCCGATTTGATACTGCTTGTACCTAAGAAAGGATTTTCCGCTCTTTGCATCGAAATGAAGAGACCGAAAGGGAAACAAAGCGAGGAGCAGATAAGATGGCAGAGAGAGGCTGAAAAATTCCGAAATAAATATGTGGTATGCCATTCTCTTACTGAGTTTATGAATGAAGTCAATTCTTACCTATTATGACCTATATAGATTATATCAATCAGTTTTGGCAAATTCGACGATATAAGCCGATGACGGCATATGAAGCAGACTTTTACTTTTTTCTATTGAAAGAATGCAATATCCGGAACTGGCTTTGCCCATTTGAATTACCAACACGTCTAATCCAAGCCGAATTAGGTTATAGTAACAAGACTATAATTGATTTGCGCAACCGATTGAAGCAAAAGGGGCTGATTGAATTCATTGAAGGCAATAGGAGAGAAAAGGCAGCGGCTTATATTTTGGTTTCTGTAGGTAACCAAAGTAGTAACCAAAACGGTAACCAAAGTGGTAACCAAAACGGTAACCAAAATGGTAACCCTTTATATAAGACAAAGAATAAGACTAAGAGTATAGGGGAAGATAACTCTGGCGAGTTATTCCCACCCGACCTACCACCGACAAAGAAACCCGTTAAGCCTAAAGTGGAGTTTATACCACCTACCGCCGAAGAAGTGCGGGAATATTTCCGGGATAAACTTCCCGATTGGGAACTGCAAGCGGATATTTTCTACAACCATTTCTCCGGTCTCGGTTGGAAAACTGCTACTGGTGCCAAGGTGGAACGTTGGGACAGTCGGGCCAATCTTTGGATAATCGAGAAAAAACAGCAGGACAATGGAAAAACAGAAAATCAAGCCCAAAGACAAAACAGTCGGGATGCTGATAAAACAGCAAAGGCAAGAAACCTCCTTGACGAATATGCAGCCATCGAGCAGGGAAGTAATGCTATCAGCCATCAAGGAGAAATACCCGACCTTTAGTAAGGCTTCTGCCGTATATTCGACATCACTCCAACCGCTACTTCTTGCCGATATTGAGAAAGCATACAGTGAGAAGTCCCCCACGCTGTCAGACCTTGAACGGATGTACGGATATGGTTCCTCGTCTCTGTGGGTAAAGACGCAGTTACTGACCATTGATTTTGCTTCTTCCACGAAGGAGGGGGCCGATGAAAATGCCTTGAATGAGTTCTCTGGGCTGTTCGTTGGTCAGTATCACTACATTAAACTGACGGAGTTTATCTTGTTTGTAGCACGGTTCAAGTTGGGCAGATACGGGAAATTCTACGGTTACTTCGACACGATAACCGTTGGCGAAGCATTTCGGAAATTTCTTCGGGAACGGTCAGATGAACTGGATATTATCATTCGTCGACGCAATAACCAAGCTTTGGAGGAACAACAAGCTCCGGTAAAACGGAATCACCAACCGCCCGACGACTTACGGGCAAAACTGAATTTGAAATGAAAGAGACCAAACTGATAGCGACTATTCTGTCAATCCTGGCAGTATATGCCGCTTTTTATTTTGTCTGCTACTGGATAGCGGACTATTGTTTAAGGAGTTATTTGTAACGCAATTATGGAAAACAAAACTTTCAAGGACGTAATCAAGAATCATCTTGACGGACGTGCTAGGACTGACGAACTGTTCGCCAAGTCCTACGCAAAAGAAAACAAGAATTTGGATGAGTGCTGTTCCTACATCATGGGAGAGGCACGGAAACGGGGCTCTGCCGTGGCCATGACAGACGAGGAGGTATTCGGGATGGCTATCCACTATTACGATGAGGATGACATCAAAGTGAGCAAGATGCCTGCTGGAACCCGTGCATCCATCTCCACATTTCAACCCGTAGAACTGACGGAAGAGGAGAAGAAAGCGGCTCGTGAAGCGGCGATAAAACGTTTGACCGAAGAGCAATATGTATCGCTTAGGAAAAAAACGTCACGGGCAAGGAAAGGAGCAACTGAAGTACAACAGATGTCATTGTTCTAAATTATGGATGGTATTCTGTCTGGTAAGATTTGCCCTTATTGTGGTAATCGTACCGAATATGTGGATAGTTCTGTTATTTATGGACGTTCTTACGGGATGATATATCTATGCTGGGATTGTATGGCTTATGTCGGTGTGCATAAGGGTACAGACCGAGCGTTAGGACGACTGGCAAATACAGAACTAAGGGAAGCCAAGAAAGAAGCCCACTTCTATTTTGACCAAATAGCTAAGACCAATCTTATCAATAAAATTTGGAAGAAACATATCCCCAACACTTCAAATAGGAATAAAGCTTATTTGTGGTTATCTATTCAATTAGGAATACCACATGAAGTTTGTCATATTGGTATGTTCGATATGGAAGATTGCAAGAGAGTTGTTGAACTGTGTAAACCATTGATAGGACAATGAAACCGAGGACGAAATTAGAGAAGCACGCAATGGCATTGGCAGGCAAGTTGCCGCCATTGACGGATGCGCAACGGAGATATGCCATTTCTCTGTTTCCAAAAATAGGCTACTATTTGAAGAAAGGTGAGGTGTGGTGCCAGTGCTGTGGGTATATCGACCGTGTGAGCAAGCCTATGCTGGCAGTATCTCTGGAGATGGAAACCCATTATTGCCCGAACTGCGGGAAATCATTGAATTTGGAACACAGACATAGCAGGAAGGCCAATTCCGAAGAAAAGCTCTATTCGGTAGTGCAATCCTTCCATGGCATGATGGTAGTACGGACATTCGATGTGCTGCGTGATAATGTGTATGGTTGCGATACCCGTATGTACATCCATGAGGTATTCCAGAATTGGATAACGGATGGCGGCAAGGAAGTAATAACCGGGAAGAAATACACCCGTAGCCCGTTTCATTTCAGTTGGGATTACGATAGCAAGACAGATGTTAAGCAGCACAACGGAAGTGCTTCCGGGTATTACGAGATGAACGATGTCTTTGATGTGACGGGAAATTTTCTCTATCCGCGTGCATCAGTCACTCCCTTGCTCCGGCGCAACGGTTGGATGGGGCGATTATTGAAGATGGCACGGGTTTCTGTTGTGGATACTATTTGCCAGCTGCTTACCAACCCCTTAGCCGAGACTTTGGTAAAGACCGGGCAGTTGTCCGTTTTTGAATACATGTTGCGTAAGGATAACTACGAGATACCTTTCCGGCATGCCCTTAACATCTGCAACCGGAATCATTACATCGTTCAGGATGCTTCCCTATGGTTCGACTATCTGGAAGCATTGGCATACTTTAACCTCGACACCCATAACGCTAAATATGTTTGTCCGCCTAACCTTATGGAAGCACACGACAAGATGATGGAGCGTAAACGCAAGGTGAAAGCGAAGCGGAGTTTGGAGGAAAAGTACAAGGAGGCAGCCAAGTGGGAAGAAGTGTACAAGAAAGACAAAGGGAAGTTTTTCGGTGTGTGCTTCGGTGACGGTGAGATAATGGTGACGGTGATAAGCAGTGTTGCCGAGATAGCGGAAGAAGGTGCGGTAATGCACCATTGCGTATATGACAATGGCTATTACAAGAGGCCGGATTCTCTGATACTTTCTGCAAAGGACACCGAAGGGAAACGCATCGAGACTGTGGAACTGAATTTGAAAACTTTGAAAGTAGAGCAGTCAAGGGCGGTATGCAATGGTGTTTCGCCTTATCACAATCGTATCATTGGTCTTGTGGAGAAGAATATAAATCTAATTAAACAACGAATGACAGCATGAAAGAATATATAGAATTTCTGAAAGACAAGATGGCCATCAGTCATCAGACCGGGTTCGAGGTCAATCAGGATGATTTAACCCCATCGTTATATCCTCATGTGAAAGATACCGTTCGTTGGGCGGTGTCCGGCGGTTGCCGTGCGATATTCTCCAGTTTCGGTATGCAGAAAACCGTAACTCAGTTGGAGATACTTCGGGTAGTCCTGAAACACAAAGGTGGCAAAGGACTGATAGTATGTCCCAAGCGTGTAGTCGTTGAGTTTCTTACACAAGCGGAACAACATCTGCACATGAAAGTGATCTATGTACGAACTATGGCTGATGTGATGATATGTCAGACTGACATCATGGTTACGAACTACGAGCGTGTGCGCGACGGTGAAGATGGTGTAAGAATAGAACCTTCCTACTTCACCGCAACATCATTGGATGAAGCGAGCGTGCTGCGTGGTTTCGGTACCAAGACCTATCAGGAGTTCCTTCCCTTGTTTGCGGATGTTCCCTACCGCTTTGTCGCTACCGCCACGCCATCGCCCAACAGATATAAGGAACTGATACATTATGCCGGTTATCTCGGTGTGATGGATACCGGGCAGGCGCTTACCCGTTTCTTTCAGCGTGACAGCACGAAGGCGAATAACCTTACCCTTTATCCGCACAAGGAGAAGGAGTTCTGGTTGTGGGTAAGTACATGGGCGTTGTTCCTCACCAAACCGTCCGACCTTGGTTACCCCGATACCGGATATGAATTGCCGGAACTGCGTGTACATGAAGAAGTGGTTAGTGTTGATAACTCCACTGCCGGAACCGACCGTGACGGACAAGTGAAGATGTTCCGTGAGGCTGCTCTCGGACTTGCCGACGCAGCGAAAGAACGTCGGGACAACATGCAGGAAAAGATTGTCCGTGTGGTGGAAATCATTAACCGTCCTGAAAACAAAGACGACCATTTCCTTTTATGGCATGACTTGGAGAATGAACGGAAGGCTTTGTGTGATGCCATACCCGGATGTAAGGCTGTGTACGGCTCGCAGGATGATGAGGAAGCCGACAGAGTAATAGCGGACTTTAAGGACGGCCGTCTGAAATATCTGGCCGCCAAACCGGAGATGCTCGGTGAGGGTTTGAACTTCCAGTACCACTGCCATAAGGCAATCATGTTCATCGACTACCGTTTTAACGACAAGTTCCAGGCGATAGCCCGTATCTACCGTTTCATGCAGCAGCATCCCGTAGACCTTTACTTGGTGTATGCCGAAAGCGAAGGTGAAATATTCAAATCATTCATGCAGAAGTGGGCGCAACATCGGGAGATGGTAGCCAAGATGACCGATATAGTCCGCGAGAACGGTTTGTTCGGTTTACAGGCAGAGGAAAAGATGATGCGGTGGATGTTCGCCAGCCGGGAAGAAAAGTCCGGTAAACTTTGGAGGGCCATAAATAACGACAATGTTCTTGAATGTCAGACTATGGAAAGTAATTCGGTGGACTTGATTGTAACCAGCATCCCGTTCTCCAACCACTATGAGTACACTCCGACCTATAATGACTTCGGGCATAATGAGGACAACGGCAAGTTCTTCGAGCAGATGGATTATCTTACACCGGAGCTTATGCGTATTCTTAAACCCGGTAGGTTAGCTTGCATTCATGTGAAAGACCGTGTTTTGTTCGGCAACGCCACTGGTGACGGTATGCCCACCATCGACCCGTTCAGTGAAATGACTGTATTCCACTACATGAAACACGGTTTCCGCTACATGGGGCGCATCACGGTGGATACGGATGTGGTAAGGGAGAACAACCAGACTTATCGGCTTGGATATACGGAGATGTGCAAGGACGGTTCAAAGATGGGTATCGGTTGTCCTGAGTATGTCCTTCTTTTCCGCAAGCTTCCTTCTGACACCTCACGGGCCTATGCTGATTTGCCGGTGACCAAGAACAAAAGCGAATATTCGTTGGCCCGTTGGCAGATAGACGCTCATGCAAGTTGGAAATCTTCTGGTAACTCTCTATTGAGCTATGAGGACATGAAAGGAGCCGGAATAGATAAGATACGCCATCTGTTCAGGAACTACGAACGTGAGCATATATATAACTACGAGGAACATGTATCATTCGCTGAGGAATTGGAAACATACGGAAAGCTGCCTAAAACGTTCATGGCCGTTGACCCGGTAAGCAAGAAAGATTGGATATGGGATGATGTCACCCGTATGCGCACGCTCAATACCAAGCAGTCGCAGAAGAAACGGCAGAATCATATTTGTCCCCTTCAGTTAGATATTGTCGAAAGATTGATTGAACGGTATTCAAACAGGGGTGAACTGGTGTTTGACCCGTTCGGAGGTATCGGCACCGTTCCCTATTGCGCTATCAATCTGGGGAGGAAAGGTCTGTCAACCGAACTCAATTACGACTACTGGAAAGATAGTCTTTCATATCTGTATGAGGCAGAGATGGAGGTCAGCGCACCCACATTGTTCGACTTAATGAATGATGCCGTATGAACATTCACCAGATAGTTCCCCGTTCGGATTGCACCTCCTTCGCCAAGTGCGGCAAGCACTCACTTGCCTATTGCAGGAGGTACGGTGCGTCCGAATGCGGACCATGTGAAATCGTGAGGAGGAAACCCCGTAACCGGGTGGTGGTTGACGGAGTGGAGCGTAAACTGTGCACCCGTTGCGGTAGAGCACTTCCATTATCCCGGTTCTTCGATAGAATAGCCCGTCGTAACGGTAAGGAATACCATCTGAAAGCGTCATGGTGCAAGATGTGTATGGCAGAGGTACAGAGCGAGCGGAATAGAAAAAGAGAAATGAATTGAGATTAACGTGTGCAAAAAGAAGCCATTTCTGCACATGAAGTATTAACACGAACGGTAACCGGTGGTTTTTGCTCACAACAAGAAAAAGATGAATAAGGAAATAACCCTTGAATGGCTTAGATTGGAATTTTATAAATGCAATCATGCCAAGTACAGAAAGTATGCTGATGAATGGTTAAACAACCTTACTGATGCACAGATAGAGGGATTTGAGAAGCAACGCATAGGACAAATTGATAAATCGAAATGTGTATGAATCTTCAATCTAAAATAGCTTACTCCATCTCTTTGTTGCACAAATGTGAGCAAATGGCACTTGATATGGATTCGGAGAATGGCTTTTATTTAGCTTTTTTCGGCGGTAAGGACAGCCAAGCTCTCTATCACATAGCAAAGATGGCAGGAGTGAAATTCAAGGCTCACATGAACCTAACCAGTGTTGACCCACCAGAGGTTATTCGCTTTGTGAAACGGAACTATCCGGATGTGGAGCTGATAAAGCCGAAGATGTCAATTTATGATATGGCACTTAAGAAACATTTAATACCTACAAGAACTATTCGATGGTGTTGTGCTGAATATAAAGAGATGTCTGGCGCAGGAAAGGTGACACTAATAGGTATTCGCCATGCGGAAAGTGTAAGGCGTTCCAAACGAAAGGAGATTGAAATTAGCTCCCATAAATTCAGTGGGAACTTCGACCAATTTTCGGAGCACAAAGAGAAAATGGTTACATGTGTCGGTGGCAAAGACAAGATTCTTGTTTCTCCGATTATCCATTGGAGTGATAAAGATGTATGGGATTTCTTGAATGGAAATAACATAGAGCACTGCTCCCTATACGATGAAGGATATAAACGAATAGGTTGTATTCTCTGCCCGATGTCAAACTATAAGCAGAAATTAAAGGATTGTCAGCGCTTCCCTCATGCCCGTACAAGATGGATTCAGACCATACAAAAACTCATTGATACCGGATATATCAATCGTAAATTTACCGATGCAGAGTTTGGTTTTAATTGGTGGATTAGCGACAAGTCTTTTGACCAATATTATGCAGATGAGGTGTTACAACGGAAAATAGAGTTTAACGAATAACAATAAAAGAGTAGTTATGAAACAGACATTAGAAGAAGCAGCAAGAGCTTTTGCAGAAAAATGCCGAATGGCAAATATTAAAGCAGGGCTTGATTATCCCTACGATGAGATTGATATGAGAAATGCTTTTGAGGAAGGTGCTGAATGGCAGGTAAAGCAATCACCGTGGATAAGCGTAGAAATGGCTATTCCGAAAGATGATTCTCCCGGAGTAGTGCAAGTCATAACAGTAGACGGAAAAGAAGGTGAAATGGCGGCTCGTAGAGTGATGTATAATATTTATCCATACATCAAAACTGGATATGTCACACATTGGAGGCCGATACCAGCACTACCGAAAGGGGGCGAAGGATGAAAGCAATAACCATCAAACAGCCATGGGCCAGTCTGATAGTCCACGGCATCAAAGACATCGAGAATCGCACTTGGCCGTGTCCTAAGAAATACTTAGGGCAAAGGGTGCTGATTCATTCAAGCGCAGTCCCCGTGGAAATGATTAATCCTAATAGTGTATTTACGAAAAGGCAATGGGATAGCTTTTCACTTGGATTCCAGAGGGAGATTATTTGCGGCAATAGATATGTAAATTCTGCCATCATTGGAAGTGTCGAAATTGTGGATTGTGTTGTGAATCACTCTTCCATCTGGGCAGAGAAAGGAGTTTATAACTGGGTGCTGGCTAATCCTATTCTCTATGCTAAACCTATCGAGAACGTGAAAGGCAAGCTCTCTTTCTGGGATTATCCAGACATCAAAGAAGTGAAAATAGAGTGTCCGGAATGCGGCAGTATAGAAATAGCTGTCGAAGATTATACTACAGTCCCTTGGCATACGTATATTCATCGATGCAACAAGTGTGACTATGTGATTATGGAAAGTGAGTGGAACAAGATTAACCCATAACAGGGATGTACTGGAACGGATTAAGGAGAAAGGAGATTGAATAATGTCAAGAGGGAAAATATTAAAGCTATCAGATATGAAAGACATGCACGGCTCTATTACTTTGGAATATACCGGGATTCTTTATGCTGGTGTAGATAGGGAAAAGAAGCTCCGTGAATTGGCAAAAGTTAATCCGCAGGAGTATTGTCTTGCATTGGGTGTGAATGATGATAGTGAAATTTTCAAAGACATTTCGTCGGGTTCCTTAGTGTCTCCGATGAATTTTTTTAAGAAACTGAAAGGAGAATAACCATGAATGATGAAGAGATACGGAATATAATCAAGATTCAGTTGCAACATTTAAGTAAAGAACAGTTGATAGATGCTCTTACTGATATTTATATGGCAAGCCCAGCGTTTAAAATAGCAAACGCTTTGAGTGATTTAAAATGTACCAATATAAAAGATGCCATAGGTGGAGTACAACAAGTAAATGCAAGTTTTAATCCATTGCAACGAATAGCAGATAAGGAGGTGAATCATGAATAGTGTACAGACACAAACCCTTTCTATCAAAGGGGATAACGATGCTGTGATATATATTGATTTTTGTGATGGAGATTTATGTGCTTCTGTTGTAGTAGAAGGCAAACAGGCAGATTTTCACTTTGAGCCTACTACTTTGAAAATGTTTGCCTATGCTTATAAGTTGCATTGTGAAGATATGCTTAATAATTCTTTAAAAGGAGAATAACTATGGGATTTACAACGCCAGCATTTATACTCAAAAATACACCGGAGCTTCGGAAGAAACTGGGAGAATTAGGATATAAGGTAGGTAATGAAGCTTATATAAACGATGCCTTTTTAGCGACTGATAATGACGAGATGTTCGGGATTGACGAGCCTTATTCTCCCGAACAATGTAACGGGTATATTCATTGCGGAACCAACGAATCTTTGTTTCTTGCCATTGCTGCATTGAGGGATGATACAGACAAGAACCAATGGTTTGTATTGGACCATGACAACATATGGGAAGCGGTCGGATGCTACCAACACAAAGGGGATTTTATTCTTTGCAATCATGACCGGTGGTATTGTGGAACAGACGTAGCACAAGCACACAAGGCTACCGTAAAGGAATTGCAGGAACTATTCTCCCAAAATATTCAAGCCCCTCAAATAGAGTGGAACATCAACGACGTTATAAATAAAGATTAGTATCATGGAACAGAACAAGAAAGAAGTGGTCTTTGACGGCAAGGACCTTATATTCAATGTGGACGGAATAGAAATCAAGAACGGGAAACTGCCTGATTCCTTTGAGATAAAAGAACGCTATGAGATAAGCGCGGAAAGCCTTTCCAAGCTTGTCGTAGCGTTGGGTGACGGGAATACGCTTGCCGAATTTAATGAGGAACGAGGGAGTTACGGTGTTTTTAAAGCAGAAAGAACTATATATCCCTTGAAAGATGATTATGTCAAGAAGCTTGCCGAAGAAATTACCAGGTTGGAAAATAAAGTAAATTCCCTGCAAGATGAAGTTTATGCAGGACGTAGAGAAGCTGCTGATGAAAGATACAAGCGT